CATCGCTAACATATTTTAATATAACTCTTTTACCGTTGATATTAGAACTAAAATTAATAGTTCCATTAGCATTGTCAATATAAAAACTACCGTTTACATTTGCGTGTTGTGGATCTAAACCGTATCTTTGTCCTATTACATCTACGTAGTACTCATCATCATAATTCTCTTGTTGTTCAGTAGGTTGTATGTTTTTAAACCTATCCCAAGTAACACTGTCTGCTTTTATAGTAATAGAAACGTTTGTTAGTGTTGATATTGTAGAAAGTGAAGGATTAGATGTGTCAAAAGCAAAATCTTGACCAGACGTTTGGTTGTACACTTTACTTATAGTCGTTCCAGCTGGAAAATAAGGACTTATTATTTCCATACCAACTTCAAGTGGATTAGTGTCGACATTGTTAGGAAAACCAAGAGAATCAGTATCTGCAAATCCTAAACTATGTGGATATATATCAAAATTACTTTGTGATGGCCCTAAACTATCTAAAGTTAATTTTAAAGGAAACTCATATATTCCCTCTGGATCAACGCCACCATTGTTTTTAGTTGGAAATATATAGTTGCCATTAGAGTCTTGAGCTAGCTTTGTTGGATTAGAAGTTTTAGAAGTAGGATGTATTACGTGCTCTATACCTGAGTCATCAACCCAAGTAAGTTTTACATAATTTACATAATCTTGAGGCATTTTCATGCTACAAGAAGGGTTTATTAATATCTCTTGACTTTTTACAGATCTAAGAGTATCATAACTAAGTTCTTGTAAAGCTCTTTGTGCGTAAAAAGAAACATCAACTCTTTTTGCTTTGCTTATAATTTTATTTTCACCAACGTAACCAATCATAAAATTATTAACAACGTGGTCTAAAGATATAAATTGATAACTACCTAAATTATCGCCGCTATAGTAACTGTGTGCTGATTCTTTTATTAATGCCATATTATTGTTTTATTTTTTGTTGAGCTATCATATCATTTTCTTCTTGAGCCGCTAGTTGTGATAATCCTGGTTTGTTCAGTGTTATTCCAGCCATTTCTAATATTTTTATAACCAACAAAGTTTCTTCAGAAGGATGTAGTTCAAAATCTACAGCCGCACTAGCATTGTACATAGGCTCACCTAATGTTATTACATATCCCCAATTAACTTTATCTGGTTTTCTAACATAAGTTGCTAAAACACCACTATTTATTGCTGAAGCAGATATTATTCTAATACCTTCTTCTCTACGAATATAAAGAGGTCGTGATTTATTTGGCTTAGTTAAGGGTGAGTTATAGTAATCTAATAATTGATCGTAGTATATTTCTTCAATTTCTACACCGTCTTCTAGCAAAGAGGTAGGCGCATAATATAAAGTTCCTAGTTTATACATATCAACAGGATATTCAAAAAAACTTCCATTTTTAACAAGCGCTGTATCGAACTTTTTAAATATACTTAATTTTTCGTTAAGTGTTTTTACCATATCAGAATATTCTGTTTCATTGCCATAGTCATTGTCAAACTTTTCTAGATCATAAAAATATTGATCAAATATAACCATTTGCGCTTGATTAGCTAGTAGATTAAACTCTTGAGGTGTTATATACCCTCTCTGTTCTTTATTAGCTAAAGCTAAAACTCTTTGATATACTGTATCTACACTTACCATATTTTTTTATTTTTTATAAGGAAAAGCTTTGTTTAAAGCTTCTTGTCTTTTTTTACAACCACAGTCTTTACCAGTTGCTTTTGAAACTGTTTCTACAACTTTTTTTATTCCGGTTGCTTTTGTTATTTTTTCTATTGTATCGCCTAAACCTCTAGACTTTCTAAATTGTGATAAATTCATTTTATTTAATTTTTTTTAGTATTGCAACCACCCTTTTATTGAGTGGTTGCTTTACTAGTTAGTTTAATCTTTTTTCTATATTTGAATATATCTCCATACCTTCATCAGTTTTAAACCAATGCGCTAAAGCGGTATAAGGATGCTCATCAAATGGTATTGTCATTACTTTTCTACCATTACTTCCCCATAAGAAGTTTCTTTGGTCAGATGATAATCTTAATATACCATTTTCAACAGCTCTAATACCAAAGTTTCTTAGCATTACGTTTTCGTCATCCGCTAATTCTAAGAACAACTTAGGATTGTTTCTAGCAAACACTAATAAATCACGTCTAAGTTCTTTAGAACTCATGTTAGATACCTTAGAACCAATCTCTACACGCATAATAGCTTCAGCCATATCAATATCTACATTTCTAGCAGCTACTAAAGCTTCTACTTGTTGTTCTAGCACATCTATTTCTTCAGCGGCTATAGCTTGAGGTTTATACTCTTCGTATAATTTATCTCTGTGTGGGTGATATAAACTTAAAAGCTTTTGTAACGTTGTTTGTTCTTTTGGAACAAATAAACTTCCAGATCGAAATATAATATGTTCTAATCTTCTATCACCTTTCATTTCGTCTACAAAAGGAGTTTTTTGATTTTGACAATACATCAACTCTCTTTCATATCCTTTTTCTTCGTCAAACCAATAAATGTTTGCAGACTTAATAGATCTTGATAAAGGTGTTTTACCATTTTTCAAAAGATACATTCTGTCTTTTATTTCCCATTCGTTTTTAGGTTTAACTCTTTCTCTTACTTTTGGTTCTTCAACCATTACAGTCTCTACAACTGTTTCTTCTATTTGAGGTTCTTCAACCTCTACTTTTTTCTTTTTTGCCATAATATAATATATAATAAAATTAATAAAATAAAAGGCCGAGGCCGAAGCCCCGGTCTTTTAAAAATTGTTACTGCATTAACATAAAGTTGTTAGCACCTTGAGTAACTAAACATCTTTCAGTTAACATGTGAATTTGCATTGCATCTAAAGCAGATGTAGCAGCTCCAACAGAACCAGTTGTCCAAGTTTTCATCTTTCTATTGTCAGTTTGTGAAGCTCTATATCTAACATGTAAGAAAGGTCTCTTAAGATTTTTACCTAGCATTTGGTCGTAAACAGTTGATGTACCAGCTGGTATGATGACACCTCTAATTGCATTAGCAGAATTAGCAGCGTTTATACCACCTCTAGTAGCTAAGTCATTTAAGTATCTAAAGTCAGACTTATAGAAGTCATAAGAACCTCTTCTGAAACCAGAGAAACCTAAGTTTAAAGCCATATCTTCTTCATTGTCGAATACTCCGTAAGAAGTACCTCCAGATCCGTAAGAATTCATAGAAGCTAACATATCATCGATCGCAAGAGAAGTAGATCTGTTAACAAATAACATGTTTTCTTCAATAGCTCCTTGCTTGTCAAACTCAGCAAGTATTGCATCGAACTCAGCTAAATCAACAGAAGCCGAAACACCAGTAACACCAGTAGTGATATTACCTCTTGATTCGATAGCAGCAAATAAACCTTCTGTACCTACGTTTCCAGCACCAGCTGTAGAACCAGGTAAGATAGTTGCACCATCAGCAACCGAACCAGCAACGTTTAACTCACCTTCTAACATTGCCATTTCAATGTAGTCAGTAAATCTAGCTCTAGTATCAGCCTCAGCTTTTAAGTACCATAAGTAACCAGATTGTCCTTCTTCAGAAGCAACTTCTACCCAACCGATTCTAGCAGTATCTGATCCAGACACTTCGTAGTAATCTTTCATTATAATTGGTTTGTTGCTAAAAGTAGTAAACGTTGGCTCGTTAGCACCTCTTGAGTCAGTTGTGTTTGTAGTACCAGTTGCAGCTCTATAAGAATCACCTTTACCAAATTCAGAACCATAAACTAATATAGTAGTTCCGTTTGAAGTAGTGTTAGCAGCTAAAGTTGTAGCACCATAAGGAGCAACATCTATATTAGCTCCATTAACTACAGTTACTAAACATTTAAAAATACCATCAGAGTTAGATACAATAATAGTATCATTTACACGAATACCGTGATTAGCAGCCGTAAAACCAGCAGTTTCATCAATATCGCTTTCGATAGTTATTCTTGGAGTTGTACCTCCAGCACCTGTGTCAGCACCAGCATTTGTGGAAGCGACGTTACCTTTGTAAGAAAGGTGTAATCTACCTTGTTCAGACCAAATAACTTGATCAGCAGTCATAGATTCTTCAGCCCCAACTTGTGATAAGAAACCTGAAATAGTTCTTGGTCCGAAAACCTCAGCTTCTTTCTCCATTAGGTCTGGTAAATATTGTTGAGCCCAACCCATGTCTTGGTTGAAGTCAATGTAGTTTGTAGATAGCGTTTGCTGCATAGAAGCAGGTACACTATTTAACAAAGCACCATTAGTAATTGCCATAATTTTTAGTTTTTAAATTTTGTTATTATTTTCTTTTTTTAAATTTAAACACAGGAGAATCGTCAGTATTTAACACTCTTGCAGTCATACCAGAGCTTTTAGGGGCAGCGTGAGTTTGCCTAGGGTCCATATTTATATTTTTGGACTTAGCAATACTGTTTTGTAAAGCGTCAGCCCTACCTTGCTCGTAAAAATGATTTGCAATTGCATCAGCGTTCATAGCTGTAAACAAGCCTTTGTGATAACCGGCAGCGTTTTCCATTTCGTTATTTTCATTCAAGAACTTCTTGACAAAATTATTAATGTCACTCTGCGTGTTTTTTATAGAATCAACATCTCCAACATTATACCTAAATCTTCTATCTCCGACTTTATATTCAAAACCTTTGAACTCATCGTTAAATACTTGACTTGTTTTTTGTAAAAATGTTTTTGTTGCTTTTTCTCTAGCTTGGTTAAGAGCAATAGACTCTTCTTTGTATTTATTATAAGACTTAATAGCTTCACTTTGCTCTTCAGTCAGTTTTGACCCCATTTTAAGGTCTTCGTAATATTTGGATTTTACACTTTCCAAGTGTTGCTTTGCTTCGGCAACTTGCTCCTTCAAAGCTAATTTTTTTCTTTTAACGTCTTTTTCATTGTCGTAAGATTCGTCCCAATTAAAATTATCTTGAACTAAAAAACTAATTTCTTCTTGGTTTAGATGAGGTTTTGTATTTTTATAATACTCATTTAATAACTCTGATTCATCTAATTTATCGTAATCTTGATTTAATAACATGTAATCGTTTAAATCACCTCCTGTCTCTTCCATAAAGTTTACAACTTTTTGTAATGCTTCTGGATATTTTGGAGTTACAACTTCTTCTTGAACCACAGGCTCTATGTCTGTAACTTCTTCAACAATAGGAGTTTGTTCTTCTACTATTTCTTGTGGTTCTTCTTTTATTTCTTTTTTTACCTCAACCTTTGTTAATTCTTGTTCAGGTTTAGATAAATTTACTTTTGTAACAACCTCTTCGTTAGATTTTTTCTTTTTAGGTTTTTTTACTTTAATCTTACCAACCTCTTCGTCTACTTTAGGCTGTTCTTGAGGTGTAGTTTCTTCAACTACGTTTTCTTTGTTTTCTTCCATGATAAAATATTATATAATTAATAAAATTGTTAAGCGAACAATATAGAGCCCATATCTGTACCCTCTTCTTCTTCTTCTTCAAAGTTTTTAGGTCCTGTTTTATTTTCTCTTTGATCTATCATTTCGCTTTGTTGTGTTGCTTCTGTTTTAGATCTACTATCTTTACGATCTTCTTTTAACTTTTCTTTTTCTTTTAAAGCGTCTGCTTTCATTTTTTCTAATCTCAAGTTTATTTCAAACTCATGATTCATTAAATCTTTTTTAAGTTGAGCTTCCATCATCATTCTATCTGATTGTAGTCTAGATTTCGTCTGTTCTAAAGTTAATTCTCTATCAGTGTCTGCTTGTTTCTTTTGCATTTCAAGTTGTGCTGCCGCTTGCTGTTGTTGTATATTGGCTTGAGCTTGTGCTTGCATGTTTTCTTGTTGCATTCTTTGATCTCTTTCTAACTTTTTCTTTCTACGTACTTTTAATAGTTGGTTTGCTAACTTTACGTTTTTAATTTCTCTAAGATCAATAGCGTCTTCTAAATCTATAGTTTGTTGTGCTAAAGCTTGTTGTATATTGTTTTCTAAAACAGCTTGTTGTTCTTCGTCGGGCATTAAATCTAAAAATATACCAAAGTCGTATAAGTGTAAATCAGACATTTCTTCTAAAACAGCAACATTATGAGCTCCTACAGCTTGTACAAAAGCATTTTTAGTTGGAGAGTATTCTATAATATCAGATATTCTAAGTGATAAATGCTCACAAACGTCTTTAGTCAAATGCAGGCCTGCTTTTAATATATGTCTAGTAGCCGTGTTACTATTTGCTGCAGCTAATTTTTGTACTCCAACTAAAGAATATTTTTCAGGTTTAGACCCGTCTGCAGCCTCATTTAATCCTGTCACGTCTCTTATCATTTGTAAATAATAGTTGTACGTGTTTATAAGTTGTGGTATTTTATTTCCACCTGTTCCAGAACTTATTTCTTGTATAGGTATTTTTCCAGGATTTTGATCGCCATCAGCGGTAAAACTTCTACCGATAACACTACCAGTTTGAAAAAACATATTTAAAGCTTCTTGTGGATTATAATTAGTACCATTACCCAAATCTATTTCAGCAAGTCCGTCTGCGTCTAAATAAACACCATCTGGTACCATACGTGACATTATTTGTTGAAGTTTTAAATGAGTCAACTGTATCATGTCAGCAAAACCAGTAATTCTACCTACCAAACTCTCTATTTTACCGTCGTATATTCTAGGCGCAACAATACTATAATTCATTTTAACTTTTGTAAAGTCACTCTTAGGTCTAATCATGTTTTCTGCTATTTGCCATTTAAGCAATTTGTTAGCACCAAGTATCATAGCTCCTTCAAAAAGTACCTCTACAGCTCTTTCCATTTTAGCATATCCTCCTTCTTTGTTTTCTGGTGGATTAAATGAATCATCTTTTTCTATAGCCTTACTACCTCCAGATCTAGTTTCTTTTACTTTATAAACTTCGTTAGTATAAGTTTTATAGTTAAAGTACAACACGGTAACTTTGTTTTTGTCATTTTCATCATAGTTATAATCTACTCCGTAAAAATCATATCTATTACCTTTGTTTTGTGTTACTATTTCTTCTAAGTTTTCATGAGTTAAATCAGGAAACTCTTTTACAAGTTCATTTATAGGTATTTGTTTTATTTCGCCCACATAGTAAAGATCTTCAAAATAAGGTGATTTAGTATAAGAATAAACTAAATTAGCTGGATCAACGTAATCTATAACTACTCCTTCAGATGGGTTAAAAGTAGTTTTTACAGCGCCTATACCTAAAACAGCTAGATCGTAATAAAATCTCTTTTTTATTAAGTCATAATCGTTTCCTTCTAATAAAACGTTAAGAGCTTGTTCTTCTGCTATTTCGACAGCTTGTTTGTAAGTTAGCTGCATGTGTAATTCTAACTCTTCTTTAGAACCAGGTATATCTTCTTTTTCATTTTCATTTATAGTTATACCTAAAGTTTGTTCTGTTAAATCGTTTAAATTTTGTGTAGCCAAATCACCAAGCATAGACTCCATATATTCTGTACGTTTTGATATACCAAATGGATCTTGTGAATAAGCTCTAATATCGTAAAGTCTCTCAGATATACCATTGACTATTATATCAACAAATTTAGGTATAATAGGTACTGGTTTCCAGTCTAAATTTAAGTAACTTAAGTCACCGTTAATAGATAACTCGTCTTTGTATTTTTGTATTGACTGTTCTCCTCTAGCATACAATCTTAGATTGTGATAATTTCTATTGCTATTATTAAATCTATTACCACTTCTAGTCTCATGCAGCCATTCTCCAGCTATAGCTTGACCAACTTTCAAACCATACTCTCCGCTCATTTTCTCAAGATCGCTAACGACTTGACTAGGAAACGCGTTAATTCTAGATGATTTATACATATTAATTTTTAATTATTTGAGAAACATTACCTTTGTTTGAATACTTAGCAATGTTTATATTTAATTTTTGTTTTTCTCTTTCTGGGTTTGGTCTATACAAATGTCTATTACAAGCCATGATAGCTAACCCACTACTTATAGTAGCATCAAACTTTGTTCTTTTGGTTATATCAAACCTGCTCCAATCGTTTAAAGTTCTATTAAAAACAATACTACCGTAAACTCCATCTCCTTTGTGCCCAACATGTTCTTGTATGTACATTTCTACAGCGGCAGCATGAGCTTGTTTTATATCTTCACTTGAGTTTGGTATACCACCTACTTCTTTTTCAGCAACAGATAATTTATTCCAAACTTTATCAGGTCTATTCATACTAAATCCTCTATAACCTCTACGTCTTAAATAATACAAAAGTCTAGGCTTGTTGTTCTCTGCTAATATTGGCATACCGTAAAACACGCAAGCCATTAG